ATCTCGACATATTAACTGGTGCATCCGGGGTAAATCTCTTGACTGCTACTCAAACGTCAATAGATGCTATTGAGACTGATACTTCAACGACTATTCCAGGTACCATAACCACAGTACAGAATGATTTGGATATTCTCACAGGCGCAACCGGTGCGAATTTGCTGACTGCTACACAGGCGTCTATTGATGCCATTGATGCCGCCGCCAGATCGTCTTACAGCCACCCCAATTACCTCGCTGTGGCAACCGGGACGTTTGATACGACCGGAACGTGGAGCACTGCGGCATCACATGAAATAGCCACCGTAACCGGATGCGTTAGGATGCTGATCATAGCCGAGTGTACGGCTGGGGTGTCATCTATTTCTGATACCGGCACGATGACGCTGGGCGATGAAACCACGGGCGCAAGTATTATTGCCGCTTCAACCATTGGGGCGGGTGCCATGGCGACCGGGGAACTATGGGTGGATGCCACGCTTACCAGGACAATCCTAACCAGGACCCAGTTGAATGCGGTGGAATTTGCTGTTTGCAATGGTAAAGACATTGGTTATACCGTGGGCACGAATGCCCTATCTGGTGGTTCAATGACATTCCATATTTATTGGACGCCACTTGATGCTACTGGCGCGGTTGCTGCGGGTGCTGGCGGGGCACTATAAACTTTTTATACTCTGGGGGCTTCCAAGCCCCCACAAACGGAGGACTTTTATTATGAAAAATCTGAATTTTCTTATTACTGCCGGGGCGGTAGCTGCTGGGATAGAAACCTTTTATTTCCCGGTACCTTGTCGCGGGATTGTAAAATCTCTGAAAGTCGTGTTTGATACTACTGTGGCGGTTGGTGATACCGTTGATATTCAGAGGGGCAGTACGTCTGTCAATCTGGCTACCACTACGGTTGTAACTGCTGGGGTAATCAAAGAAGGTACACCGGACGCCACAAATAAAGACCTTGTGTTCGATCCTGACAGCGATACAGAGGCATACAAGATGCTGAAGATTGTAATTTCAGAACTTGAGACCGAAAATACTGTCGTCGGGATTACCATCGAATATGACCCGTCCTGTGCTGTAGCTCAGGACGCGTCGGAAGCGTAGGCCCTTTTCTTATTAACCCTAACCCCCCGGGGAGAGGCTTTTTTAACCTCCTTTCGGGTCTCTACCGGGGGCCTTTTTAAAGAGGGTCTTATGTCAACAACGCTTGCAACGCTGAAAACCGCATTGTTTGGGTCTGGCGGGGATCAGGGAATTATCCAGGATTCTTCTTATTATTCGGAGGCTACCACAAGGGTCAATGATGCTGTAACGGCTATTGCTGGGGGCATCAGGCTCCCAAACGGGATCACGTCTCCGCCTTCTCCACTCTTGTACGATACCGATACAGTGTCAACTGCCACAGATGCCGCTTATAAAGCTATGCCTTCTGACTACCAGCGGGGTTTATTCATGGTAGCAGATGAGAACGGCAATCAAATATATCCACCTCAAGGGGGAGATTACTATTCTTTCGCCCTATTCCTCAAACATGCCACAAAGAAGGATCTGACACAGGCGGGGTCTGTTTCGTCTGTGGCCTTACGTGGGAACAACCTCTACTACCAGGGGATTCCAAGCGCGGCCTATGACTTGACGGTTCATTTTTACCGGGCTCCCGTAGACATGAGCGAAGACACTGACACGGTTGACGGAATCCCCGATCAATTTGCGACAAAATTAATAAAAAGCTATGTGGCAAAGGAAATCTATTCTGAACTCGAAGACGGCCAAGACAATATAGGCGTGGGATATAAAATTTGGACGGCGAAGTTCCTTGAGGCTATGACCGATTTTATAGACTTTATTGGGATCGATGCGGTGCCACAACTGTATGGAACTGGTGCGTATGCGGATCTGGGGGTGTGCGATTGAGCAGTGAAATCAAAATAAATTCCTTCACGGGTATGCAGAACATTGAGGCCTCAGAGGGTCTTTTTGTCAAGAAGGGTGTGGCACAACCCCGCATTATCCTTAACGCCGATTGCAGTGAAAAAGGCCGTATAACGAAGCGAGACGGCTATGAAGAGGTTGCGGCCCTAACCGACGGCCATTCCATGTGGTCGGGCTCGACATGCCACCTCGTCATGGACAGCACCACTCTCAAGCGTCTTACAGGCGAAACCCTGACCACTATAGAGAACATCGGCGGCCATGTAACCACAATGTATTACTCAGAGGTAGCCGACAAAGTTTACATCAGCAATAATCATTACAACGGAATTTTCGACCCTGAGACTGACACCATATCAGCCTGGGGCATAACTTTACCCGTAGGGCCGATGATAAGCTCGACGTCGGGAAGCCTGCCAGCGGGAACATATCACGTCTGTTTAACCCAGACATCAGGGGACGACATAAGCGGTAATGGGCCTATAACTCAAATCGTACTGTCAAGCGAGGGCGGGATATCCATAAGCAACCGACCTTCAGGGGCCGTTGTGTGGTGTACTGACCCGAATGGCGACATATTCTACCGGATAGGTGAAGTGGATACCATTACCAGCGTTACGACCGTTGAGCCTTTACCGTCTTTATTCTGCTCGCCACCTCCCTACATGGAACATATCACACATGCCTTTGGTCGGATGTGGGGTTCTCGGGACAATCTTCTCTATTATTCAGAACCCTTTCATCTTGATTGGTTTAAGTTAGGCGGGAACCGCTTTGAGTTTGCCACAGATATTACCCTTATTGCCAAGGTCAAGACCGGACTTTTCGTAGGATGTGATGACCGTACCTACTTTATGGCCGGGTCAAAACCCGAAGAAATGCAGCAGTTAGACGTAGGCGCTGGGGCCGTACCAGGAACCTTAGCCTACTGTAATGACATTATTGAACTCGGGGATACCATTAGTCCCCCTGAAAAGAAACATACCAGTGTGCCCGTGTGGGTGTCACAAGAGGGCATAGTAGCCGGGAACCCTGCGGGAAGGCTGTTCAGCTTATCACAACAGAAAGTCAAGTTTACCCCAGGGAACGTAGGGGCAAGCCTGTATAGAAAGAAGGACGGACAGTTTCAATTTCTGACCTCATTCCCGCAGGGCGGGGTAGATAGCGGCCTTGGGATGAGTGATGAAGCAACAGTGGAGGTCATAAGGAACGGCGAAGTAATTTAACCATAAATATCGGGGCACTTCTTAGGACTGATCATCTTCAGAAGAAATTAAGGCTTGTATGGAGGCCATACCCTCTATGCAGGCCTTTTTTTACGCCCCGAACAAACAAAGGAGAATAACCATGGACAGAATACTAATACCAACTAACGATATGTTTGAGAAGTTGAGAGAAGCCCCGGACATCGAGTACAGGGCAAAGCACATGGTTGAAAGCGGAATAAAACTCACCGGTATCTGGGGATGTGACCAGTACCGGGACGGCAAGCTGATAAGCGGCGGATACCTTGAGCCGCCTAACACTTTTACGACTGAGGGTGTTGCTTACTTTCTTAATATCCTGTTTTACACTACATCGAAGTCTGCGGCCCGTATCTGGTACGTGGGGATCTATGATCTGGACGTAACGCCTGCTGTGGGCAATACTGCGGCAGTGCATCTTGGCGCAACCGGGACGTATGGCGCATTTCAGGCTACATCTGAAATGGATGAATTAACCTACCCTGAGTATACCGCTGCTGAAATATCCGGGGCAAGGGTCGCAACAAATACGGCAAACAAGGCAGAGTTTACCATTGCGGCCACCAGGACTGTTTATGGGGCATTCTTAGGTGACGACAGTGATCCTACAGGCACGGCGGGTCATTTACTCGCGGCTAAGAAGTTCTCGGCGTCAAGGTCGGTTATAGATAATGATATTTTGTACGTCCTTTATCAGATTACCGTCTCATAGGTGCATTAACACTTGACATTTCCTTATGTTCTTTATATAATAAGGTCAAATCAACCTTTTTATAGGAGGCATAAGGAATGGAAAACAAGATCAGAATTAAAGAGAACGTTGTTTTGATGGAAGTAACCCAATTTCAAACAGGCGAAACATTTGAAGTTAAGGCAAACTTGCAAGACCTTGAGCTTTTACAAAGCCATTATTGGGCAATGCGTCATAAGACGACGCCAAACGTAACGTGCAGTTTTCGGAAAGATGGAAAACTGATTGCGCCAACTCTTCACAAGATGATAACCGGATCGAGATTTGTTGAGTTCAAAAATGGAGATCATTTTGACTTTCGGCGCGACAATTTAAAACCACTTGAAAAGGCAAAAAGGAATAGGCCAAGGGGTGTGAATTTAAAAGGTAATCCTCACTATATCAGTTCAGGGGAAGTTACTTTTTGGATTACCGACAAGCAAGGCAAAAAAACCAATGACCAGTTTATTATTGATCTGGAAGATCTTGACCTGGTTACTCAATACACATGGAACATTAATCGTAAAACCAGATATATTATAGCAATGACCAGAGAAGGCCGTGAGGATAGTAAAACAATATATCTCCATAGGCTTCTAATGAAAGCGCAACCAGGCGATGAGATTGACCATATTAACCGGATTAAGAGCGACAATAGGCGAAAGAATTTGAGGTTTTGTACCAGATCCGAGAATCATCATAACAAGCGTGAGCAGAAAAATACAACGTGGGGAACGGGTGTTACAAGGGATAGGTATTCATGGGTTGCACATATTCAAATCGAGAAAAAGCTACTTAGGAAAAATTTCAAGACTTTTGAGGAAGCCGTAGCCCAGCGCAAAGCATGGGAAAAACAATATAACCCTTCAGGATTAATTGATGCCTAAATATCAACATGACAACTTCGGCGACGTGATGGGCCATATCTTTGCCAAGGGCGTCATAACGGCGGTGGACAGCGACAACGACCTTGCAGATGTAACGGTAGAGGGGTATCAAAACGGCGTTGGGACGCCTCTTTTTTATCATTGTACCTCCGACAGTGAAGAGCAGCCGAATGGTTCTATCGCGGGTGCTGCGGCTGCGTTCAGCGTAGACGATGAAGTGATAGTTATGCTTGAGGTAGGCGGCCCTCCTGTGCGGATTGTGGGGTTTGTGGATGGGATAAAGAGTTGTGGGGAAGATTGGGTGGAAGAATGGGATAGTTCCTTTTGCGGTAATCATATTTGGACAGAAAGAGTAAGCTATTATAATGATTGGAAAGGTATGAATGGTATTTATTATTGTGATACAGCACCAACTATTGAGACCAGTGTAAGTGGTGGTGTTCTTAATCATTCACATGAAAATGCAGGCCCCACCAATAGAGATCCCGACACTCATTTAATAAATATACATGCGTCTGACACTGGAGATCTTACCAATAAAGTCCGAGTTGTTTTTAAATTTAGTTTAGCCACTCTTACCGGAACACCTAAATATGATTACGATGACAGATATATTAGGATAGATCTTTATTTTAATGGGGGGGTGCATCCCTATTATGTAGCCTATGAAGGTTCAGGGTCTCCTACAATTTATACTCCAGGGATTGAGTATAACATTTTGCTTGACGGGGGAGATCCCGTAGATATTAGCAAGAGTGGTGCAGTAACAGGGATACGAACAAGAACAAGAAGACTTGTCACTGCTGAATATTCAATGGATTATTTGAGATTTGAATTGGAATAAACCTTAACCCTTTAACCGAGTAAGAGCGCATGTAAACCCAAAAACATAACCCCCAAAGAACCTGATCCCTTCTTTGGTCAACTTAAGCATAGCTGGTATGGCGGCTAAGCATACCGGCTTTTTTATTGGCCGGGGGAGAGATATCATGGCAAGGGGAGACTTAGTAATATTTGAGGAAGCACTGGCTAAGATGCTTGATGGGGACTGGGCCAGCACAGATCATTTTTATTGTGCGATATGCGATAATACCGCAACACCGGCAGCAGCTACCGCAACTCCGGTTCTTGGTGATTTTACGGAAGTAGACGCGGCAGGAACATATGTGGCCGGGGGGACTGATCTTGGAACGCTTGCAGATTTGGTGGCTGAAGCAGCCGGGACTATGACATTCGATTCCGCTACCAATCCTACCTGGGCGCAGAATGCCAGCAATGATGTTGATGCGTACTGGGCGATTGTTTACAACTACACGGATGCCGGGAAAGATTGTCTGTGTTTCATTGACTTAGACGGCCCTGTGGATATGAGTGCTGGTGATTTGACTGTGACTTGGAATGCTTCGGGCCTGTTTACAATATCATAGAAGCCTTCTTTGAAGACATGGGGAAACGCCCAAAAGGAAGAACGCTTGAGCGTCTTGATAATGATGAAGGATATTTCAAGAAAAATTGCGAATGGGCAACGAAAAAAGAGCAGGCTTGTAATCGAAGGAATACCAGGATGATAGCATTCAACGGCAAAACTCAAACTATGACTGATTGGGCCAGAGAATATGGTCTCTCACGTGGTGTATTATGGCACAGGCTTTACAATATGAAATGGGAACTGGAAGATGCACTTGAAAGACCTGTTATGAAAAAGCCGAGGCGTAAATAGATGGCAAGTGGAACATTCTACCCGGCAGCATCAGGTGATGATGGTCACGAGAAATCATCATCGTTGTATCCAGCTATCGATAATGTTAATTTTGGAGATACTGGAAGTGCCACTCACGCATATATTCGGTTTGCCAATGTAACTATCCCTCAAGGATCTACAATAACAGCGGCCTTTATTAGATTGACCTGCCATATAAGTCAATCGGACACGCCAGTTAATACAAATATCTATTTTAACGACCATGATAACGCAGTTGCTCCCACCAACGCCACTGAATTTGATAACTTAGTAGATACGACTGCTTTTACGGCTTGGGATGACATCGTCGCATGGACAGATGGCACTCAATACGATACTTTAAGCCTTGTTGATGAATTACAGGAGGTTGTAAACAGGGGAGGTTTTGCCAGTGGTAACGCCGTAATGGCAATGATTTATGATGACGGAAGTACCGGATATCGCGTATTTTCAGCTTTTGATTTTGATGGAGGAAGTGAAAAAGCCGAACTTCATGTTGAATGGATGGTAAATGTATCTGTCTCTGCCACATCCCAATCTCTGACTATTACTCCAAAAGCTGCAACGGTTTCTTTCGACATTGAAGTTCTTGCCACATCCGCATCTCTGACCGTTACACCACAGGCTACCACAATTATTGTCGGTTTTGATGTTTCAGCAACCAGCCAATCTCTAACCATTACACCAAATGCCGCAACGGTCATTGGTGCTGCTAATGCTTATGCTACCAGCCAATCTCTGACCATTACGCCGTATGCCGCAACGGTTATTGGTGCTGCCAATGCTTACGCTACCAGTCAATCCTTGACCATCACACCACAGGCTGCAACGGTTAATATTCCAGTTACCAGCCAATCTCTAACTATCACACCGCAGAACCCAAACCTGCCATATTACAAGACCATAGAAGACACCATCGAAATCCACGACACCATCGGCTGGGCCTGGGGCAAGACCATTGAAGATACCCTGGAGTTTGTCGAAGTGGTGACAAAGGCCCTTGCCATTCTTGCTGACGATCCCTTGACCTTAGAGGAAACCCTTACATGTAACTGGACGGGCACGGAAGAAGTCGAATCCACATTGCAGATGATAGGCTATCTCGTTATTGGGGAGATATTCAACGAGACCAGCGCCGACACTCTCGCCTTTACTGAGGTGTCAACCTACCTGCATAAGATGATATCGGCCATTGCGGACACGCTCGGTTTGACTGAGGTTGTGTCATCTCAGGCTACGTTTAACCCTGCCATTGTCGAAGCGATTGCCATAACCGGCCTTGTGGAGGTCCTTGCACACCTTCATAACACCAATGCAGAGACCCTTACCCTGACGGACACGATAGGCGCAGGGTGGGGTAAGACCATTGAGGATACCTTGGCCTTTGTCGATGTGGCTACACCGACCTTTTATGTCATGGCCGCCATAGCCGATACGTTAGAGTTTTCGGAAACAATTACACATCAGTTTCAGATTAGCGAGAGCGTATTAGACACGATCGAATTTGCCACAACCTTAGCCTTACAGCAGATTTTAACGAGTACGGTTGAGGATACGCTTGACTTTGGGATTACAGTTAAGTTTGACGATGAATTTTGGGAATGTTGGGTTCTGAATACCAATCAATTCAACGTGTCAGTGTATAGCGGGTATGATTTTAATTCGTTTGCGGTTTATAGCGACACGGCTTTTGGCTGCAAGACTGATGGGATTTATAAGCTCTCAGGTACTACGGATGATGAGAGTGCATTCAAGGCAGGAATCGTATTGCCGGAGACTTATTTCGGGACTGATAAGAAGAAGCGTTTTAGGAAGGCGTACTTCGGCATATCGGGGAGTTCTCCGAGTATCCGCATGGAGACTGACAGTGGAAGTCAAACATATACTATTACAAACTCGAAAGCGAACGTAACAAGAAACCTCTATGGCCGACAATGGACTCTTAAATTGCAATCATTCGATGATTTGGATTTCATAGAGTTATGCCCTGTGATTTTGGCGAGGTAAATATGCCTATTATCAATTACAATAAGAAAAAAAGGGAACGCCTGTTTAACCCCGAGGGGGATGAATATGATTATGAAAGTGCTAAAAAAGCAGGGATTAAACCTGATAAAACAGGCCATTGGGCGAGTAGGGATGCCAGGAGTGGTCTATTACTGAAAGGGCGAAAACATAAAACGTGGAATTTAACAGAACAAGGTGAACGACAAGCAGGGTACGAAATTTATAAAGGTAAAGATGGACGGTATTATTCGAGGAAGAAGAAATGAGCCAAACGGCTGAACAGAATTTATGGTTTCAAAAGAAGCGGCCCATTTTGGACAGCTATCTTGTCACAGCCAAACAAATTGAAGATCAAGTAGGTGGTCAAGGCCTGCTTTACCGTCCCGGCTATTTAGGTCAGATGATTACCGGCCTTGAGCGCAAAGCCAAGTTTGATCTGTCACAGGCCAACTACGAGATTGTAGAGCAGGCAATCACCCGCGAACTCGCTCAAACAGGTTTTGACTACGATATCGCAGTCAAAGAGGCCATAATAACTTGGGAATTAGAAAAGTCTACGCTCTTAACTACCATGCAGCAGGAGTTTGCCGACAACAAGGCTGTCAGGGATCTTGACAACCAACAGCTTAACCGTCTTGAGATCACCACAAACCTTAGAAAGCTCGTTATTATGGCAAGTAAGACCGCCCTCGATGTCGAGATGGAAGGGTACAGGCAGGAAATGACATTAGTGGATCAGTCTACCTTCCCGGCTGAAGACGCCTTACTCGCGGCCAGGCTTACCACTGCACGGAAGAAGCTCGACGTTATACCCTATATTGAGACCGTCCTTGAGAAACAGCAGCTTGTCATAGACGCGGAAGAGGATAATGCAGACCGGAAGAACGCTCTTATCACTGAAAAAAAGATTTTAAACGACAAAAGGGAAGACCTGGTTGACGCCAGGGAGTTGATAGCCGATGCCATAATAGAACTGATAGCGGCCAAACAGTCTTTAGTTGTCAAACGTCAAGCTTTGATAACCGCTAAGGAGCTGATATCGGATGTTGAATTGATCAATGTCGGATACCTGGAACAGTACATATTAGCCTTGAGCGGATTGGACGATGTGAGGCAGGACCTTATCACGGCCAAGAAAAACTTGATTCCGTATATCAACGACAAGTCCACGGCTTTGATTGCTCATGCTGCGGAGATAGATGCCTGGATAGTGGTAAAAGAAGTGATTGCAGTCATTAAAGAGGATATGGCGACCCTCAGAGAGGAAAGGGTAGACAAGCGGGGAGACCTTATAGATTCAAGGGTGGCTTTAAACATCCTGGAATTAGCTCTCAGGGAGGCAAAGTTAGGCCTACGGACTGCCAGAATGGTAGGACAGACAGACCTCTTAACGGCCAAGATTGAAAACGCGGCTGAGTGGCTTGCCGAGAGAGAGACAGCCTTGACTGCTCAAATTGCGCAGGAAAGTGCCTTGACCAGTGCTCAGATAGATTTGGAGATGTATGCCAAGCAGATTGCCTTAGAGACTATGAGAGAGGTCAATGCTCTTGAGTTGCCTGCCAGGATTGCAGAGATACAGCGTCTTGCCGATGCCTGGATACATGAAAGAGAAGAGACTGCGGATATAGCGTCTGAGACGGAGATAACAAGTCAGTTGGTGCACCTACTGAGGTAGGGAAGGAAAAGGGCTAAGGGCGAATCCGCCAGACAGACAGACGGCGGACAAGAGGCTAAGGGCGAAAGGCTAAGGGAAAGTCCAAGGTCCATTGTCCATAGTCTATTGCGTGAGAGGTAAAAATGACATCAACAATTTATGAGCGTGGTGCGACCCGGGAATCAATAATCTGGAACCCGTTTGAGCATAACGGGCCTTTCAATACCACTCAAGAGGTCGAAAGAACCATTGTCTTTGGTCTGTATGCCAACACCTACCTTCACGGCCACAACTATCTTGAGGAAATCGAGACAGAAGACCTTGCAAAGCTGGTTGATACCTATACCGTCGCTATTGCTCAGATTACCAATGAAGAGACTCAGTATGCTTTAGAAGCAGCTGCCAAATATTATATTGAAAAGATTGACAATCAGATTCACGATGCGAACATAGTGACAAGAGGCCAGAAGATAGACGCCTTAGACGATGAGTATGACGCCCGGACTGCCGCGCTTGAGGCTGATGAGGCGGCCATTACAACGATGGTGGCAAAAGTACAACTTGCCTGGGATAAAGCCACACAAAAGATAAAAGACCTTGAAATGCGGGTTGAGTTAGAGGACGTGGCGCAACAGCTTGTAGATGTTGACATTACAGAGCAGGAGCTTAGAGCGGCCAGGGCCGACCTTGCGGTTATAGAAGCAGGGCTGAAGGGTCTTGATATTCAATTAGCAATTACCCAGACGGGGATTGACCAGACTAACACCGACCTTCAGATTACCGAGGCCGGAAACGAGGTTGACGAAATAGGTATAAGAAAGTCTGAGACTGAGGTTAAGGAATCCGGGGTGGATCTTGATATTACCAACGCCGGGATTGCCAAGACCAGGGCAGAGGTAGACGGCAAGAAGATACAGCGGGACACAAAGGGAGTGGCCGTAAGAGTAGCAGAGGTTGATGTTCAGATCGTAGAGACAGAGGCACGGCAATATGAATTAGAAGCACAGACCGCCGGGATTGAGGCCGACACAGTTAAGTTAGGGCTTATAGATAGTGAACACACTATTGCCTTAGCTGACAAACGGGCTATGCGGGCGGAAAACGAGCTGCTGGTACAGGAAAAAGTCTTAATCGACTCTAAGGGAGAGCATGTAATTGACGAAACGGCATTGATTGACGAGCAGACAACGACACAAGAAGATTTAAGCGCAAAGCAGATTGAGCATGAGGACTCCAGGTCTGCGGCTGAAATAGGGATGAGCCAGAAACAGACTATTGCAGACGACCTGATAAAAGCTATCAGATTAGGCGCCTTTGACTCCAGGAAAGGGTTTGAAGACGATGAAAAGGAACTGAGGGTAGAGGACGCGGACGATAGGACTGACCTTAACCTTGAAAGACGCCGGGCGGCCTGGGATAAGGCTGATGCCGCTATAGATGCTACTCAGCAGGTGGCCGATGCGGATATTATTAACACTTTGACTCATTCAGTCGGAGCGGCTTGAGAAAGTGGTTGACCTATTATGCTGAATCAATTAGAATATAACGAGGCTGAAGGAAGGTGTAACTTCCAACAGCCCCTCATCAATAACATCATACACAGGAGGTATGACGCCATGACTATCAAGTCTGTAACACAATCAAAGAGAGTTTGTCAAGTTGAAGGATGTCCTCGTAAATTTTATGCAAAGGATTTTTGCAAGAGGCATTATGAGCAGTTTCGCATGAAAGGGAAGATATTCGGAAATTCGTTCTATAGTCACAAGGACAAGAATAGATTTAGGATAGAAGGCGATATTTGCAAGATTGAGTTAAGAGACCGGAGGGGGCATTTCAAAACCTTTGCTTTAATAGATACCGCTGACTTGTCTCTTGTTAAGCAATATAAATGGGGTGTGAACAAGGATAATCTTGTTTCAACACGTCTTGATAACAAAACGAGTTTATATATATACCATCTTATACTTGGTCACCCACCTGAAGGCTTGGAAGTTGATCATATAAACAGAAAACGTCTCGATAGCAGGCGTTGCAATCTTCGTTTTGCTACGAGATTACAAAATCAAGCTAATCTATCTATCCGACCTTGTAGTGAGACTGGATTCAAAGGTGTCCATTTTCATAAGCAGTCCGGGAAATATCGGGCTCGAATTGGATATAAGGGTGGTGAAATCCATCTTGGTATGTTTGAAGATAGGGTAGACGCGGCTCGGGCTTACAATAAAGCCGCCCTAAAATATTTTGGAAAATTCGCTTACTTGAATGAGATCCCCGATGGCTAAGGATAATCCATATCTTCAATACTTATACAGAATAAGGACGGGCTTTCCTCCAGGGACTAACATTGTTGGTGGTATTCTCGCAAGGGTACAAGCCCTTTGGGACGTTGCTGGTTTGAGCGAGCTGGCTGATAGATTGGTTTTTACGCCAGGAGACAGGACTCTTAATTACGGTACTGATGATGCTCTTATGCGGGTTGGGTTGGGTATAAGTACCGCCTATGACATCTGGTACTTGTTTGATGCCGGGAATATCCTTGAGTTCGGCGGGAAGACTAAAGAAGAAACCATGGCTAAGATGGCTGACTTCTTTTCGGAGATTGATGATGCGAAACCTCTACTCTCTCCCGAGTCGAAACCGACTCCAGGAGTCTATTCTCTATCCGGCGGCGGCGGTAACGGCGTATTATTTGATAGCTTTGGGACTAAAGAATATACAGTCAAAGAGGCACGGTATGAGGTCATGCAGACCGGGGGCAGTATAAACTATGCCTCTAACAGGCCTAAGCAGAACACATGCGACTACGTGGGGTATATCGCCTTCCCTGTGGGACCCTTGGGAGTTATGTTTAATATCTCTCTCACAACTGAAAGCTCTTTGTCCAGAGGGACAAGCGGCCGCATGAAACCGGTTGACTATGAGAACGGCACAGTACAGGGCGGAGAACTGCTGCCGCCTTTTGAGGTAAGCCGTTCTGAGGTGGCCGGTGAAAAGCTCATGAGCAAGGGGTATCTTGTAGAGGACGATATCAGGGTTGAACTGTTTGCCGAAGACTTTGACGGTCTTGATAACCCGCCCTTACACCAGTGGCTTAGGTACTGGATTACTGAGGGTAATACCGAGATAGTACCCGGTGAGTTTGTGGGGATGCTTTGCAGGCCATGGCCTTTACATTGCTGGTGGTTTCAGGAGACTTCGCCTTTTCTGTATTCCGGGCACTGGTTGGAGACCGAGTTTTATACTTCCGGGATTGTTAAGGAAGTGCAGGTCATTGATGAGGACTTTACACCCGGTGATGGAGAGGTCGGAAACAGGTATAAAATATGGGTCAAGAACGAGGAAATCATTGTTAAATCAAGTGACTTTCTGGAATATGAGGTTGATGAACGTGTGGGCCTGCTCAAGACGTGGCGGGACGGTAGCGGTACAGGCGGGTTCAACTGGCAGAATTTAAGTCTATTAAATACCGGGGCGACCCTTACTGAAACATGGATAATTGTGCCAGCCGGGTTTTACAATTCAGGTAGTAGCGTAGGAGGTGCATAATGCCAATAGAAGAATTAGAACGTAGACAGTTTATGACAAGAGCCCGGAATATGCTGTTAAAGCGTATGGGCGGAAGTCAAGGCGGCGGGTACATGGGCGGGCCTACCGGGGGGCAGTTTGGGATATCGTCCAGTAGGAGTTTTTCCGCTGGTGAATCAGGGGCTTTTGAAGAAAAGAAAAAGAACCGGGCCTTGTATGGGAAGTATGGCAAGGGAGGGTTAGAGAGGGAGAGGCTTAAACAAAAGCAAAAAGAAGACTTAGCGAAAAAAGCAAGGGAAACATGGCAAGACAGCATTAAACAAAGAGAGATTGAAGAAAAAGAGAGAATGGGGAAATGGAAACGTGGTGGCGGTGAATGGGGCGTTGGAGATTCACCAACAGGTGGCGGGGGTACAGTGCCAGGTCAGAAACCGGGACAGCCAAAGACTTATACTGGGACACCATACACGTCTCCAGCACAACAAGCTCCGGCACCCACAACACCTTCACCTTTTCCTGGAACCAGGGAAGAACAGCCTTGGTCTCAAATGCCAAAAGGGTCTGGAAGAATTACCGTGCCTGAAGAATCGGGTGGAAAACCAAATATGTTTGGCCGAAAAATAGCTCCAGCAGGGACTTATGGGATGAACAGGGAAGGTGGCATTAGGTTTACACCTCCCAGTCAACAAACTGAAATAAAAACTGAAACAAGGCCAAAAACTGTGACAGAGACAACCACAACTCCTACAAGTACGAAAAGTCAAGCAGAGAAAGTGAAAAAGAAACGTAAAGGGTTGGGATCTACAACCAAAACGAAAACCACAACTACTACGCCAACCAAGAAAAGCACTTTTTTTGCCGGGCCTAAAAATAAGCCTGATAAGGCAACTATTGGAGAAGCATTTACAGATATATTAAAGAAACCTAAAGCCTTGGAAAAGTTTGTCCGTGAATGGTTACTAAAGAACAGACCAAATCAAGCTGGAATGTAAAAATGTCTCAAACTGACCCATATCAAAAAACCATAGATTATTACAAACAGCTTTCAACTCCTAAGCCGACAGAGGAAGAACAGTCAGCGCAACGGTTTAGTTGGCTTGAAACCGAGTATGGAAAGCTGAAAACTGATAATCCTGACCGGGATTCGTATGTGCTTGAACAGGGTATGGAAGCCATAAGACGTGATCCTATTGCCCCTTATAATGCGCCTACGATTGATGAGCTTGAGCAGACGGGCAAAGAGTGGATTGAGGCAAACGAACCGGGCTATGGTGAAGTTGTCGGCAAGGGTCTTGTACGCGGAACTATGGGCCTTGCAGGTGGTGTGGGGTCTATTGTTCGATGGGCCGGGGATGTTACAGGTATTGACCCCCTTGCAAAGGTTGGAAAAGAAGCGTCTGAGTATTGGAGAAAGGCGTCACAAGAAGGGGTATTCGCAGGGGATAAGGGCCTATACCGTGGAACCTTCATGGAAACTCCGTCTTTCAAGAGGGCGGTAGGGATTATCTCAGAAGCATTACCGTCATTAGGCGCGGCTCTTATGACAGGTGGCGCGGGTATGGCAGCGGGATTAAGCCGTACAGCCGCGTCATGGTTAGCCGGTACGGCCCTTGCTACTCTTGAGGGTAGTGGGCAATACGAGGAAGCCAGGGAAGCCGGGAAAAGCATATCAGAAGCATCGGTATCAGGGTTAGCGTCCACAGCAGGAACAGCAATTCTTGAATCGCTTGCCATTGGTCGATTCTTACGTATTGGAACAAAAGCGGGTAAGGCGGCAGGGCGTTTGCCGTCCGTCAAAGCCGCTGGTAAAGGCATGGGAATTGAGGGTATGCAGGAAGGCTCTCAGCAGATATGGCAAAACCTTATTGCAAAAATGGGATATGAGCCTACTCGGGATCTTGCAGAGGGTATTGTTGAGGCCTTGATAGGCGGTGCCGGGGCTGGTGGTATCGCTGGCGGGGTTATGTCAAAGCTCGAAATAGTGAGCAAGAAAGCCAAGGATGTCGGGGTTACGGATGAAGAGGTAAGCGATGCCGTTAATGACTTAAAGGGTGAGATAGAAGAGAAGGCGCGAGTAGACATTATTGCCCAAGTTAGCCAAGACCTCTCAACCGGCAAACTCACTACAGACCAGGTTGACGCCATAAAAGATCAGTACCCTGAACTAAAGTTAGACCTAAACGAGATATTAAGCGCGAATGTCAGGAATCAGGTTGAGCAGGTTATTGAATTTATGGACATTGTGCAGCAACCGATAGGGGCCACAGAACCCCCCACAATCGCCAAGCCTGTAAAGCCTACCCCTACTAAGCCTGAGCCTGAGAAGGTCGCTCTTGGTGTCGTAGAGCCTACTGTAGAAGGTGAGATAGAAGTAAAGAAGGGCAAGGCTGTTGATGTTTTGGACAAACCGATATCTTCTGATAAAAATAATGTCAGAGCGTGGTTTGTTGAACCTGAAAACTGGGACAATAAACAGAGGCTTACCCATAGAGAAGTAGCCGAGCAAATAGCCGAGGATAAAGACATTGAGTTTAAAGAAGAAAAAGTTCCGATTGATACAAATAAGCCTTTAGGGGAGACAAAGAGTGCATATACAGCATACCTTGATGGGAAGAAGTTAAGGTCTTTTCCGAAAGAAGTCTATGACTTAGTGCAGCAGTTGAAACCACAGCAACCCACTCCCGACGTCGAGCCAACTGACAAGAAATCCTTGCCGGTTGAGGCTAAACAGCCGTCAGAGATGACGATTGATGAGGCGATTGAAGCCAAAAAGCAAAACATTGTTCGCCAAGGTGTTGACGAATCTGAGATTGACTCCAACCAACTCAAAATGTGGAAACAATCCCACATAGCTTCTATCACTAATTCCCCAAGAGATACAAATATTTCAGCCCGTGTTTTAGCTTCGTTGCCTGAAACAGCGCGGGAATCTATATTGAGAACCCATCTTATTGCTGCTTCAAACTGGGTTGATTCTTTTAAAATATGGAACAAGCCTTACCGGAAAGTTTTAGAAGATGTTCAAATCCGTGCTGGAATTGGAGAGGTAAAGAAGATGCACCGAGAAGCTGTCAAACAAGCTCTCGAATCCGGCGCCCTCGCCCCTGAACAATACAAAGACCTACACGAGAAAGACTACGGAAAACTGGAAGAGTTTGCGCCGGGGGTTAAAGGTTCCGACGTCGTGGAGAAACCCGCAGAGGTTGAGAAGGGTGTGGGGGAAGCGAAATACCAGTACACATGGGACAAGAAGCTCAAGTTAGGCCGAAAAGTTGCAATAGTTACTGACGCTCAGTGGGTAACGAAGAAAGGTAAATTGAGCAAGTTAGGTGAGAAGATTGCAGAATCTAAATGGGAAGACTTATCACCTGCGGCACAAAACATTATAAAGAAAAAGATAGATGGACTATACGACAAGCCGATAATTGGCGAAGTAGCGAAAATGCAACCCCCCACTAAGGAAGGGGAGAAGGTTGAACCCACCACAGCGGAAGCACAAAAGATCCTCGCCCAAGAAAAACAAATAGTTAAGCAAAGGGAAAAGGCCAATAAAGCCAAGTCCTTCAGGATGTGGCTTAAATACGCTGGCGGCATCCAACGTAAAGACAAAACATGGGCAGGTGAAATCAGGGATATTGTCGGCAGGGCAGGCATGAAAGGTATGCCACCGGGGATATTCAAAAACTCTGCATTAGGCATTGACGAAATGACGTTAGCAGCCGTTGAGGCAGGCTGGTTGCCTAAAGGGGCCACTGAAGATGATTTTATAAGGGCGCTTGAACTTAATCCGCGTGAGAGGGTGACTGACGAATCCCTTGACAAATTAATACAAGATGAGATAGACTTCTATAAGGCACAGGAACTTGAAAAAGGAGTGTCGAAAAATGACGTTAGCGAAGCTGAAAGAGCTGGCATACAAAAGGCAAATGAGGAAGCTGAAAAGAGAACGAGTGGCCGAGATCCAGTTGACCAAAAAGGATTCAATTGGGAAACCGGAGAAGAAACAAAAGCCTTCGAGCTAACCCCTGAAGAACCCACCGCACACGAAAAGGTTGCACTACTTGAAAAAGAAGGCGTAGTCGAGCGTCCTGAGAAGAAACCCACCAAAACTATATTCCCTGCCGGTGAAGGAATCAAGACCGTACCAGGTAAACAAAAGAAATTGTTTGGCCCTGAAAAGGGTGAGACGTTGGATATGTTTGACCAACCCCCCACCAAGGCTCCCAAGGCGAAACCCACCCCCGCCCAAGAGAAAATCACACAACAGGGCATGGAAGCCGCCATAGATAAGTTCTTTTCTGGTGACGTTAAACTAACACCCGCCAAACGCAAAGAACTCGAAAAGCAAAAAAAGCTCATTGAACGAAACATCGCAAGTGGAGCATTTACAGAAGAACAGCTTACAGTTCCCCGGGAACGTCTCATTGAAATAGATCAGGCTATTCGACAAACTGGTGTTGCAGGTAGAATGGTTGTAGTTGATAAGTCGGGGGAAGCTGAACCCCGTAAGGCCACAGACCTACTCAAAGATCAAGAAGGTTTCATATCCCTCGAAGCCCTCCAAAGCGTACCTGAAATATACGATGGAGTCCTAACCACTGCAAAGGACGTGATAAACCAGGGGCATACCACTCTTGAGCAGTTCACCGCAAGGATGAAAGAAGTTTTTGCCGAAGTGTGGGATAAGATCAAGGCGGTCATGAAAGACCTGTATGCTACCGCTAAGAAGATTCTGACCAGTGAGACAGGGGCTATAACGATTGAAGGCAAGCCCACACAATCCCCCGAAGAGTTTGCCAAGGCCTACATAAAATCCTTCCTTGACGCCCAGCCCAAAAGTAAGCGGCCCGATGTCGAGAAGAAGGTTAGGAGGGAAGAGAAGACGTTTGACAAGGAACACCTGAAAGACGCCACCAACACATGGGATGTTGTCAGACAGTTCATGGCAGTCCGTAAACAGGGATTGAAAACGACCAAAACGGATGTTAAATCATGGGAGAGGTTGTTATCTGTGCCTGCTCACTTCTTTCATAAGATTGAAGCCCTTGGCCGGGTGTTCATGGATGGACTTAAAAACGTAGATAACCGGCATATCATCTTAGATGGTATCACAATGGCAAATGATGGTCATTATTTCACTGTTGAAATAGACAACTTCAGGAAGCAGGACAAGGCCGGATACCGTAAATACAAGAAATACCTCAAATACCGTGACCAGAACGGGATAGGGTACAGTATAGCCAAGAATCAAGATATTGAAGGTGTTAACGCATGGGATCTGTTTGCGGTTAAGGCTAAAGATGGAGATCTCCCTATTGCTACTTTTACGGAGGAAGCTGGCATAAGCGCGGAACAGCAAGCCGTTGAAGCCATGATACAGGCAGAGGCCAAGGACTACCGTAAGACCGGAGTCTCAGATCAAGCGGTCAATGCTTTGATAGCCGGGCGTAGAATTACAAACAACGGTTTTGACATTCTCTTTCAGGCCATGCGTGACTTGGAGGCTCATTATAAAGAGATAGAGCAGGAGCTTCCTACAGAAACAGTAAATGTGGACGGTAAGGCCGTCACTGTAAACCTGAAACTCGCCCTCGCTAAGATGGGAAGCATAAGAGGGTATTATATGCCTCGTATAAGAAAGCCGGGGCGTTTTGTGGTGTTTGCCGAGAAGAGGGGGGCGCATCCCAGAAGGGAACACTTTGAACTTAAAATATTGGCTGATGGGTGGGCGGCCCGTAAACGAACAGAGGGCTACACGACTACCGTAGAACCTCAAAAGCGTATGATCGAAGATGTGTTTGAGATGGCCGGGCAGGTAGTGGCGCAGGAGGCCATTATCAACGAGGCTTTAAAGCGGATACGGACAAGGAAGTTTGAGCTAAAGGATTTTGGTCTTACGGTAGTAGATCGGAAGTTAGGACCTGGAAAGCGGGACTTTATGGTTACAGGCCCCGCACCTAAGACTTTAACCCCTATCTTTAAAAAAATGGGCGGTAAGTGGTATCCCTCAGAAGGGGAAGGAAAGACTGGCCCTAAGGTGTGGCATTTTCAGAATCCAGGTTCTTATTTCGAGAATCGTCTTGCTAAAGTCATAGCCTTTGAACAGGCCGCCGTGGACGTGGATACGCAAACTCGCGCCGTATTCGCCAAGGCCTTAGTCGAACAGGTCTCTAATATCATTAAAGGCCGTGGGGTCAGGGCTCACATGATACAGAGAGTTGACGCTAAAGGGTTAGAGGTTTGGGAGGGGTACGAGGAAGATCCCGGAATCGCCCTCGCCAAGTACGCCAGAAGCGTATCTGCGGGAGAAGCCAAGAAGATCATGGCTCGTGATATGCTGGCTCATTTCACTGGAACCGATATAAGCTGGAAAGAGTTTCAAGGCTTAGAGGGTGAGGATGTTACCTACGAGGATTATCTTGATTTTGTAGAGGAGAGACGTGTTGACCCCGTGAATCAGGAAAACGGTTTCAAAGAGGGTAAATCCTATATAGAACACATGCTTAGAAACGATGAGGCCATAGACAGACTTACAGGAACCATAAAGGGTATTGCTGTCCTCAAGTATCTCGGAGGCAGGGTATCAGCTCCCCTCGTCAACTTAACGGCTCTCCTGACCAGTGTACCGGCCTCTATGCACGGATTTGGCAACATTCCCCTCCATAAGACCTTTGGGCATCTCGCTAAAGCTGGTAAGCTTTACGGGACGTACAAGTTTGGCAATAAAGAATCACTTCCGGCTGATATTCAACTCCTGTTTGACGAAATCCACAACAAAGGCTGGCATAACGCCCAATATAATAGGGAAGCGTTGGCAGTTCTAAGAGGTAAAGCAGGCCGTGGATGGGATAAAGCGATTGATTGGAGCATGGTAGCGTTTGGGGTCACAGAACAATTAAACCGTGTTTCCACGATTGCAGGGGCCTATCTTGGCCTTAAAGCACAAGGCCAGACAGACCATGATGCAATGTTAAACCTTGCTAAAAAGATATCAGATCAGTCTCATGCTACTTACGGAAAGGCAAACTGGCCCTCGATTGCCAGGGGATCGCACCCCGCGGCACAAGTGATGAAAGCGTTTTATGTGTTCAGGACATTCTCTCATAACTACATGCTAACAATGAAAGACCTTTGGGGGGAGGGGTGGACACCTAAACATGGCAAGGCTTTTAGTTATATGGCTTTATCCCCTGCTGTTCTTGCAGGTGCAGGCGGAGTGGTAGGATGGGATTTAATCATGAAGGCCATCGGGATGGCTAGGGATCTTGATGACCCTGAAGAGGATATGTATAATTGGCTTGAAGCGAATATAGGTGCTTATGCTGAAAACTTTGCCAGGTTCGGCGGGTTTGGTCTTATAGGCATGAACTTAAAAGGCTCCCTTGAAATAGGGATAACAGACCTTCCGACTACATGGAAAGATATATTAGGCGCTCCCGGAAGTGTAATTACCGATTTCTATTATGGCGGTGAGAATCTCCTTAAAGGCGACATAAGCAAGGGTTTAGAGAAGATTGCACCCTTAGCCCTTGCTGCACCCTTAAAAGCGTACAGGGAGGCCACGGAAGGCCTTACAACCCGTAGAAACGTGCCTATCTTCTATGGTAGGGACAGGGTAAAAGCGGATATGACAGATGCAATCTTGAGGGGATTATCGTTTAACCCTGCGGCTATTGCCAAAATCCGGGAACAGAAGTGGGCAGAGAGACAACAGGAACGAAGATGGAAAGAGCGAAGGTCCGACATTAATAGCAAGATTATGAAATTCATGCTTAGACCTGTAGAGGACCGGAACAAAGCGGATTGGGCAGATATTTTAGAGGACATCCGGGAGTACAATGAGCGTATTAAGAGAATGAAACTGGTTGGAATTATACCTTTTATTGCTAAGAAATCTATTAGGACAAATATCAGGCGTAGTTTCAAACCAACAAAGAGAGAGTTAAGAAGAAGAGCGAAGCTAAACGAATAACAAACCCGTTCAGACTGATCCCCTGAATGACACACTTTTTTAAGAAGCTGGTATGGCAGCAACCATACCGGCTTTTTTATTGGCCGCAAACAGGAGGCTAAAATGGACTTAAACAGATCAACCACAATAGTGAAAATCTTTGACGCGAAAGCGATTGTAAAAAACACAACGGTATATTCTGACATATTCGATGTGAAGAAATTGGCGGGTAATGCTTCTCTTCACATAACGGACTTGACCGGGGATGGAACCTGTAAGTTTGAATGGGTAGGGTCGAATAATGAAGATGCTCTCGTGGAGAATTTTATCAAAGTAAATAATGCCAACGATATTGTCACTGCGTTTACAAAAACGAGTGGGCCGGAGGCTGACGGAGAACATATTTATCCGTTCAATATAAACCTGGTGCAAAGAATGGCAATCAAATGTACGGAAACAGGCACGGCGGCTGATATAGCCGTCTCAGCGATCCTCGCACTTCAATAAAAGGTTGACAACTATGCTAAATTTAGCTATACATAACGAAGCGATACAGGGTGGTGTCCCTATACCGCTTCTCACCAATCAACCACCTTTTGTGGAGGTAGGTATCATGGCTAAATCCAGTATAGCAGAATCAAAGAAAGAATATCAACCAAATTACAAAAAACGCAAATATCAGACTGAAGATATGATCGGTATGCGATTCGGTAGGCTAACCGTGATTGGAGAAGTGGAACCTTACATTGACCCCTCAGGGCAAACAGGTAGGAAGCTAAAACTTAAATGTGATTGTGGCGATATCACTGAAACCTTATGGAAGTGCCTGAAGAGAGGGACCACAAGATCTTGCGGGTGTCTTAGAAAAGAGGAAACAGTTTGTAGATGCAAAACCCACGGGTTGCGTGGGCATCCCCTTTATCATATATGGGCAAATATGAATCGACGATGCAACAACTCTGAATATGATCGCTTTAAAGATTGGGGCGACAGAGGAATAACCGTTTGTGATGAATGGCTAAACGATCCAAGTGCTTTCATTGAATGGGCAGAATCTAATGGATGGGGAAAAGGTCTTTTGCTTGATAGAATTGACGTAAATGATGGGTATTCTCCGTCAAATTGTCGTTTTGTTGATGCTGGTTTAAGTGCAAGAAACAAAAGGTTATTAACGGCAAGCAATACAAGCGGGTTCCGAGGATTGTCTTTTAACAAACGTGATAAGAAATGGGTGGCAAGAATAGAAAGCGATTGTAAGCGTTACCACCTTGGGACTTATTCTGACCCAATAGAAGCAGCAAGAGCATATGACCGAGCTGCCAAAAAACTGGATGCTGGGCACCCACTAAATTTTCCATCTTAGATATTGGAGGTATAATTATGAAAAAGTTCTTATTAATATTGATAGCTGTTGTCTGCCTGTTCGTTTTCGCAGGTGGATCTTATGCTTGGGATTCGTCTGGGTGGGACACCAGTAAAATTCCCTATATTAAAAAGACTGCCGCGCCTACTGTAAATGATCACAATTTCGGAGTGCCTTACCTGTGGGTAGACGAAACCAACGATAAATTTTATCTGCTGATTGATAACACGGCGGGGGCGGCTATTTGGGAAGAAATCGCAGTGTTAGATGGCGTACTCGAAGACCTTGACACTCTTGGAGCCTCAGCCTCAGACGGTCAATTTATTGTGGCTACGGGTGCAGGAGTCTTTGCGTATGAATCAGGAAATACAGCCCGGACAAGTCTTGGGTTAGGCACGGGGGACTCCCCTACATTTACCAGCGTAACCGGTACGGGGAATGTCGAAGGTGCGACTATCACAACAACCCCAAATACCACAACAGCCTCCCCCACAACCTATGCGAATGACGCCTCGATAGCTACCACAAATTCCATAATGCGAGTAGCTGGCAATGGCGGGGCGGTCGTTCTCGATACCGACCCTGCAATAGCAAACGGAACGTATGACGGGCAACTTCTCATAATACAGGGATGTAGTGATTCCAATACGGTTCAGATTGCCGATGCCTGCAATACGGCACTTTCAGGGAATGTAGCCTTTACGTTGGGTGTTGGAGACATTTTAGAACTGGTGTGGGATGCAGGTTCAAGTATTTGGTATGAGAGAAATCGTTCAGATAATTAAGGAGGTAACGACATGAAAAAACTCTTATGGATATTAGCAGGACTAATCTTTTTCAGTGTCCCGGTTGCGTGGGCTATTCAGAGAGGTGGCGCTGGGGCTGATAATGAGGAAACCTATGTTTGCGGTAGTGGTGAAAAGAACTCGCTCGGCAGTACTTCGATAAACACGGATTCCTTTGTTTCAGGACCGCTTGGCAAAGGCTGGCGGATATTAAGCGACGGAAGCGCGGAGTTTCAGGACATTACGGCGAGGGGCATTATAAGGACAAGTGTTTTCGAGAAAGACACTATATCCGCTGTAAACGGTCTCATTATGGTTTCAAGTGCCGATGTGCTTGATGCTGACATGACCGCACTTGACGCTTCTACTCTTACAATATCAGGGGAAACAACCTTCTCTGCTAATGAAGTGCTTAGGATAAAGGACGGAACAGATGACGAATGGCTATTGGTTACAAACGCCGGAAGTGCGCCGACATATACCGTAACCCGTGATTTGGCCGCAGATTACACAGCAGACACTAATCCGATTTGGACAAAGGGAACTGCTGTTGTTTCTATGGGCGTAGGAACAGGCTCTAAAACAGGATTTATCACATTAGACAGTTCAAGCGCAAACAGTCCTTTTATTGACATATACGCACGGAACTCCAACACATATTCAGATTATAGCCTTAAAGCTCGTCTTGGCTGGCTGCAAGGGATTATAGACTCAGATGTGGGTCTGGATTCAACGGACGTATGGGGTCTGTACTCCGATAGTGTTTACTTGAAAGGAACCGTTGTTGCCGCATCGGGGGAGATAGGCGGTTGGACCCTTGGCACTTATGAAATTAAAGATACTGCCGGTACCACAGGAATGAACTGTAATGTCACTGGTGGAGACGATGTAAGGTTCTGGGCAGGTAACGCTACGCCCGCGAGTGCGCCCTTTAGGGTTACTGAGGCGGGGGCCTTGACCGCCACTTCGGGAACGATCGGGGGCTTTACTCTGAGTTCGACAACTCTTGCGAATGGAACTGATATTGTTTTTGATGCTTCTAATAAAGCGATATCTGTTAATAACACCACTTTTGGTAATGCTGGAATACAACTTCAGTACAATGGTGGAACTCCACGTTTTTATGTAGGCGACGGGTCGAACAAGTATATAAATTATGATGGAACTAATTTAAACATTAGTGTTGATGCAAATGTCGGCACTGGTGTTGGAATTATTTACAAGAATGGTAGTAGATGGCTGTATGACTTTAATCCGGCACATAATGGATCTGTGCAGCCTGAAGGGTACAATGCTTTTTTAGGGGTTGCTTGTGGCAACCTTACAATGGGAAGCACTGCAACTTTAGTTACAGAATCATCATATAATTACGGAATGGGGTATCAGTGTTTGTATTCAAACACGAAAGGCTCCCAGAATAGTGCAATCGGATATCAAGCTCTATATGACAACACTACTGGTTATGGCAATATTGCCATTGGATATCGTGGTTTATATGAAAATACTATTGGTTATGGCAATGTTGCAGTTGGAATAAACGCATTAGTAACTAACACAGAAGGCGATTACAATGTTGGCATTGGCACTTCAGCCCTATACAAAAATACAACTGGTGGCTCTAATATAGCACTTGGCTATCAGACCATGAATGAAAATACAGGAGGGGACAATAATGTTGCATTAGGCAAATACGCATTGCGGTCTAATACCACTGCATCAATAAATACTGCAACTGGGGTTAGTGCTCTCTATTATAATACTGAAGGACAATATAATGCGGGGTTTGGAAGCGCCGGATTACAGGGAAATACAACCGGTTCTTATAACACTGGCGCAGGATACGAGGCTGGAGCATATCAAAATGATGGCACAAATTGGCTTCAAACGCCTGAGTATTCTGTGTATCTTGGGGCTAATACTAAATCCGGCTCGGACCCATCTGGCGGCGAAGATGCAATAACCAATGAAATCGTTATCGGATACAACGCGATTGGAAACGGTTCAAACACTGCCACCCTTGGCAATACCTCTATTTCGGCCTTGCATTGCCAGGTTGACCTTACTGTAGATTCTGATGAACGGATTAAAAAAAATGTCACTGACATACCCGTTGGCTTAAACTTTATTAACTCTCTCACCCCTATCACCTACCAGCGCATTAAAGCATTAGATTGGCCGAAAGAAATCCGACCTGCTGGAGTTGAAGACGCTAAAGAGGATGACCGGACGTATCTTGGCTTGATTGCACAGGATGTTGAAAAGGTTTTAGTCGAAAACGGTTTAGATTGGGAGGTTGTTAAAACGGCTTCAAATGGTAAAAAGAGCATTACCTATGGAAGTCTGATTATACCGTTAATCAAGGCAGTTCAAGAACTCTCGGCAAGAGTGAAAGAACTGGAAGCAAGGTAAATAATGACTCTACGGTGGGACCTGCTATTACCAACTAAAACGACCTTAATCAGAGAGTGTGCTCCGACGATTGCGGACGCTGACTATGATTATGCAGTTATATGGGTGAATAGGCTGACTAACAGCGCATGGTTGCTTAAAGACAGCACCATGCAGGTCCTTCCGCCTACAACGGGAACAGTAATTGACATAGCGACGGAGGATGGCCTGTCTATGGCTGAGTTGGATACACGGATGGACAATCTTGAAGCTGATATGGATGATGAAATGATGCGTAAGTCGGTGTATGACGCAGATGAAACCAACATTGTAGATGAAGCGGAAGCCGTTGATGGCGGAAGCTTTTGAGATAGTTAATGGCTCTCTCTTAGCTCATAGAAACCATAAGCTGTCAGCTATAAACAAATAACACGCGAAACGAAGTCAGATAGCTGATAACTGATAACCAATAACAAATTCCAAGGGAGAATAAATCATGGCAAATACAATTCAGGTAAAACGTGGAGTTTTTGCATCGTTGCCGACCTTAGCGGCCGGTGAGTTCGGGTTCAGCACGGACACCAAGCAGGTTCATATCGGGGATGGTGCAGCTAATCACGAGATGGTGATGCACAAGCTGTTTGACGCACAGTCTCTGTTGGCAGCGGTTTCGGATGACACGCCTGTCGCGGTAACGATTGCGGAGCAAAGGATTGTCGGCCGCAAGACAGCAGGGAACATCGCTGCCCTTACGGGTGCGGAGATTATGGCGATTCTGTCAGGTCAATCCGGTGCAGATTTTGCCATGAATACACATAAGATCACAGGGGTTGTTGATCCGACCGCTAACCAGGACGTGGCAACAAAGAATTATGTTGACGCTACATTAAGCGGCCTCGATCTCCATGCTTCGTGTAAATTGGCCACGGCCGCGGCATTGCCCGCATGTACTGCGGCAGGGTCAGGAGTGGGAAAAACGCTGACAGCGGACGCAGTCGATGTTTTGACTGTTGACGGCATAGCTACCGTGCTAAATGACCGCATCCTCGTTAAAGACCAGGCCGCGGGCGCAGATAATGGCATCTATAAAGTCACGACCGAGGGAACAGCAGGGGTTGCTTTTATCCTGACAAGGGCAACGGACTTTGATGCAGACGCAGAGGTCACCGCCGGAGCCTTTACTTTTATCGAGCAGGGTACCGCTAACGGTGATGAGGGATGGATTCTTACCACGAATGATACGATCACTGTTGATACAACCGGTCTTACCTTTACCCAGTTTTCAAGCGCCGCGGCTCCCGTATCCACTTTTGTCGGATTGAGCGATACCCCTGCCAATTTTACCGGAAGCACGTTGAAGATTGCCAGGGTAAACGCAGGTGAGACAGCCCTTGAGTTTGTCGGTTTTGCTGCTACTTATCTTGAGGCCTCCCCGACTAATGGCGAGACAGAAAAGGCCCCGAACAGCGACTGGGCCTTTGACCATGACGCGGCCGCAACCGGGGTTCATGGGGCGGGGGCAAATACGTTGTTGCATTCTGCCAGCACAATTGACGGCGGAGCCTTTGCGTAAACGAAAGTTTTAAGTGCCTAAAGTGTGGAGTTTTAATCGGAAGAATTCATAAAAAGGAGCATCATGGAAGATGCAACGATCACACAGGAAGAACCTTTGATCAAAGAGCGGTTTCCCTCGATTGTGGACACTGACGACCTGATTTTTGAGTTAGGGAACCAGACAGTCAAAAGAATCAATTACGAAAAACTGTTGAACAGCATGGTCCAAAAAACACAGGCCTTGAGCGCGGCAACATCGGAAGTTGCCCAGACAAAGTCAAACGTGGAGGCCGAAAAGCAGGAGCTTCAGAAATCCAACGCCCTTTATCAGGAAAACAACCGGAAGTTGGACGCTGAGATTGTAAGGCTCGGGGAAGAAATTGCAAGTTTAACAAATGGTCTTACCCGGAAAAATGAAGAAATAGAACGGTTAAAGCAAAAGAAAAAGGCCGTAAAGAAGAGAAAGTAACCGATGGCGAACACTATCCAAGTCCGGCGCGGGGCAAACGCCTCACTTCCGACCCTCAATGCGGGTGAGTTCGGGTTTAGTACTGACACGCACCAGTTATATGTGGGAGACGGCGCTGCTAATCACGAGATCTCCCTTTCTGCGGGGGATGATATTGTTGACTATCGCATAGCTACAGGTGAAGCCATTACTATTGGAGACTATAAACAACTCTTATTGGCTCACGAATATATCATAGAAGGGACGGGAATTCTCACTATTAATGGTAACGGTTTAATCGCTGTTTATTAGGAGAACTCATGGGAAAGATAATTCTTGAAGAACAGGCCGCAGCAGATACACCAGCAGCGAATAAAGTGGCGCTCTACCCGAAAGCCGGGGGGGGAATTTACAAGAAGGATGACACTGGAGATGAAGTTTCATTAGGTGCTTCCTTTACTATCGCAAGCAACATAGACATTGACATAGGTACGGAAACAGTTGACAGTTTCGCAGATACTTTAGGTGAAGGGGTTGTTTGGTTTTATGTTGTTATAGATAATGATAGTGCTCTTAACAGACGCACAGGTCAAATTATGGCTGCGTGGGATGCCACAAACGACACGATTGAATATACAGAGGTCAGCACGTTAGACGTTGGTGACACATCTGACCTTACTTTGGCTGTAGATATAGACACCAACACTGTACGGCTACGAGCAACAGCAGGTAGCGATAACTGGACGGTACGAAGTCAGAGAATGGTTTTATAAGGGAGGCTATAATGTTGAATTTAAAACGATGGATTATTGAAATTGTAATTTTGAGCTTGCTTTTTGCGGGTATCGGATATGCGGCGCATGAAACAAAGTTCACTGGATTGCGGGTTACGGATTTGACGGCTTCCAAAGCAGTTGTAACAGATGCGGAAAAAGACCTTGCTTCCTCTGCCACGACAGCTACAGAGCTTGGTTATCTTAGCGGGGTTTCGTCTGGTGTACAAGGCCAAATTGATGCAAAAGCCCCATTAGCATCTCCCGCCCTGACCGGATCACCTACTGTGGAGACATCCATTGACCCGGATACGGCAGATGGGGCAACTCAAGGCTCAGCATCAAAAGAATGGTCCGATGCATACTATGCGGATGGTGCAATTCTTTATTTTCAAAATGACCAGAGCGTAACCCTAACCAGTAGTGCAACGGCTGTGACCTGTAATAAGGCTTTGATTGCTGACAACCTCGCAGAATATGGCACTGTCTACATTGACGCCGGTGCGATGGTTCCCAGCACGACAAATGGGGCTGCAGCAGGAACTAACGAATATGGCACTAATGATATTGACTTTGATTATTTCGCTTTTGATCCGGGCGTGACAGAAGAACGGGTGCAGTTCAAGCTCGTCATGCCGGAAGACTGGGACAGGTCAGATGCTACTATGAAAGCTAAGTTTTATTGGGCAGACGACACAACCGGCTCAGCGGCTGAAACAGTCGAATGGGGTATTAAGGCAGGGGCTTTAGCTAATGACGTTGCTATTGACACAGCTTTAGGTACTGCCGTAACTATTAGCGATACCGTGTTAGCATCTTCGGATATGCACATTACTTCCGCTACGGCGGTTATTGTTGTAGCACAAGCTCAGGCCCTTGGCGATATGATTGTGTTTGAGGTTTTCCGCAATACTGATGGGACGGATAATATGGATGATGATGCCTGGTTGTTTGGTGTTTTATTTCAGTATAAGAAAGATAATACAGTTTCTGCCTGGTAATAGGAGGTTATTATGGAATGGTACGGAAAGATACAAAATAATCAAGTAGCAGAGATACGGGTGTTTGAAACTCCTGATCCATTGCTATTATCGAAAATGACAAAAGGCGGGACTGATTGGCGGATAGGAGAGGACGGCGACAGTTCATACGATCCCGCTACTCAGGTAAGAACCTCAGCTCCGACCTACGATATCCAGGCGGAGAAAATAGTCAGAACCTACGCCATCAAGGACCGGGCCTCGACCGATTACGGCAAGGTGGTTGAGGCCGAGGTTACAGATGTCAAGACCTATCCATGTCCCGCTTTCCCGGAGCAACTCACGTGGCTAACAGATAATGGCTATCTGATAATCGAGGATGGTGATAGCAGCTATGACCCGGTTACTCAGACCCGTACAACTGACCCGACCTATGACATTCAAGAAACTAAGATTGTGCGGACGTATGCCGTGTCTGACAAGCCCCTTGCAGATGCCAAGATCGCAAAGTTAGCAGATGTTAGGAATGGCGCACGTTTAGCCATCCTTGCAGAGTATCCACTTTGGAGGCAGACCAATGTCGCTAATGCTATCTATGGTTCAGAGATTGGTAACCCGATAAAAACCCATATCGCAAATATAATCATAGAATCTAACTCTTGTGAAGATACAGTAGACGCAGCCGAAACAGTAGCGGCAGTCAGGAACGTAACTCCAGATTGGCCGGTAGAATAGGAGGGTATTATGGATCATCAATTTGATGCAGATGTATTCGCAAAACAGGCAGACGCAAAAGCGCAGATGATTGCCTCAGTCCTGGCAAACAAAACCTACGCTCAGGTAGACAAATACATTGACAATAATGTAACTGACCTTGCGGGTGCTAAAGTAGTTATCAAGAAGCTGACAAAGTTAATGCTGGCAATCTTAAAACGTCAGGACTGGAGTTCATAATGAAGAGTCGAATATTTGCTTTAGTTATTGTTTTAGCATTAATAGCCACTTGGTGCTATGCAGATAGAAATTATTTAATGCATCAAAGGAAGGCGTTTCGTGCTTTGTATGCTCTCTCAACTGATGGGTCTGTCACAACGGACGGTGATTATAAGATTCATACCTTTAATTCGTCTGGCACTTTCAATGTTCAGTCATCTGGTGATTTTGAGATTATTGATAGACTGGTAGAGTATTTAGTCGTTGGGGGTGGGGGAGGTTCAGGAAATAAGGTTGCGGGGGGTGGTGGAGGTGGAGCCCATAGAACAAACGGTGCTTATGACCACCCTGTGACAAAACAAGCGTATAGCATTACAGTCGGTGACGGTGGGGCTGGAGCGGCATATGGGGCAGATGCAAGTGGTAGTAATGGTGAAGATTCTGTGTTTGATACCATTACGGCAAATGGTGGTGGGGGTGGAGCGGTAATTACAGTTGACGGACTTGCATCTGTTAATGGTTCTGGTGGTGGCGCAGGTAGTCGAGGTTATACTGGCGGAACAAGTGGTGCGTATGGAAATGATGGTGGTGATAGCACCGAAGTCCCTGTTGACAAAAGATCAGGCGGTGGTGGTGGTGGAGGTGCTGGCGCAGCAGGTAGCATTGGCGCTAATCCAGAAGAGGAAGGTGGACCTGGAGGAAATGGATTAGCAAACTCAATCACAGGCGTGTCAGTAACCCGTGCAGGTGGGGGTGGTGGTGGTGTAGATACCGATGGGGTGTCTGTTGCAAGTGGTGGAACTGGCGGTGGTGGCGATGGATCGGACAATACGATAGCTGCAACAGCCGGAACTGCTAACACTGGTGGTGGTGGTGGTGGTGCAGGGTATCTTGATAATTCTACCGTAAGAGCTGGTAAGGCTGGCGGCTCCGGCGTAATAATAATCAGATATAAGTTTCAGTAATGAACTGCCAAAGCCTTGACATTATGATCGCTCAACTATTTGACACGCAAGATGTCTACATAATCGCAGGAATTGTACTTTTGTGTGTCTTGATATTGATAAGGAAAATCTTTAACTGAGGTGTAGACGATGAACGGCACTGCAATAACTAAAGATACTTTTGAAGCCATGAACTCAGATTCTAAGTTGAGTGTCTTGTTTGATCTGTCTCAGGATACACATAAGCAGCTTTGCAAACTAAATAAACGAAAGAAAATTGACAAAGCCTCTTCTATTGCCGGTGGATTTCTTGGGGGCTTTGCGGCAATAGCCGGGAAAGCGATGTTGTGGAAATGAGGTATCATTATGGACCTTTACAAAAAAGACGAGTTTGACCTCCTTCTCGCCTGTGTGCTTGGCGAAAGTGAGGGTGAGCCATTATTCGGAAAGCTGGCAGTCGCTTGCGTAGTGCGTAATCGAGTGTCCGATCCCCGCTGGCCTGATAATTACAAAGACGTTCTCTTACAACCTAAACAATTCTCCTGTTTTCTACCTGCATTTCTCAGACCTGAAATTTTTAAGCGTAATTATTCCGAACCCTGGTGGCGTGAGTGTAAGTTTGCGGCTTTCGGAGTGTATAATAATTGGATTCAAGATATTAGTAATGGCTCTAATCACTATTATGCAATATCCATTGACCCTCCTTATTGGGCAGAAGGCAGGCACCCGGTATTTAGGATGGGGGAGCATTGGTTTTATAAATTATAACAAAGGAGACAAACCATGAAAACACTAATCGCAATCCTAATCCTAATGTTTGCCATGCCCGTGGGGATGAGGTCGTTATGAGAGACAGAGCATATAGACGTACACAGGCCATAAAAGCCAAGCAGAGGGCCGTTAAGGTGTTGACCCGATGGTGGGGCTGGACAGGTGAAACTATCAGCGCAAGAGATATTGGAGTTATGGCTAATGTGCATGGTAAACCCTGTAGCTGCTGGTGTTGCGGAAATCCAAGACGGCATTTTAATGAGCTAACGGTTCAGGAGCGCAAGTATGCAAATCAAAATCGAACTATGGCAATGCTGGAAACGGCGTAAAGCTCGACGCCGGGTTAAGGCTAATCGAATCCGAGAAGAAAAGCAAGCGGCGTACAAGGAATCTTTATTATCACGCAGGGAACGACAGATTAAACGATTAAAGGGGTAAATTATGATACTAAAATATTGCCTTAACATATTAATCAGCTTAGACCAGTTCGGTAATGCTCTTTTCGGAGGAGATCCCGATGAGACCATTTCAAGCCGCCTGGGGAAATTAAAGATCCGTCATGGTGGCAAGATCCCGTGGTATCGGCCAATGTCAAAATTTGTTGATTGGGGATTGGATCAGATTGACCCGAATCACAGCATTGATGCTATTGAAGAGGATGAAGGTCAGGACGCAGTTTTGGATACGGAGGACTAAGCCTTGCAGAATCTATCTGAACCACTCACTGTAATTGCCCTGGTGGTCATTGCAGGTATGGCAATGGTAATCATGGGGGTAGACAGTAAAGAGATCGTGTCGGCCATTGGGGGTGGGTTGGTCGGTTACCTATCAAAAAACAATGATTAATAAGGTTGACACTTCCATTTAAATGGTCTATATTACAACAAGCTGGTAAAGGATTAGCCCCTTACCAGCTCTAACCATGAACCCATATATAGAGAATATGAGGCCATGACTGACAAGAGTGTTTCACGAAAACCTGAGACAAATCAACCAATATCTAAATTTTGCAGTAAATGCAAGGAAGAAAAACTCGACCTGATTACAACCAATACCACTCATTACATCCGGAAGTTGACCACATAGTCCCATTAGCCCATGGAGGACATCACACTAAGGTAAATTCACAATGTTTATGTCATGAATGTAATATTAAAAAAGGATCTGTTGGAAAGTTCGATCAACTCAGGTTGTTTGGTTAAGGTGGGGTATTTAGCCCGGACTAACTAACGTCCAGTTTGCACAATAACATCCAGGGTGTTACCCTCCACGGGTCTGATGCAAGCGCGTCAGGAGGTCAATCCATATCTCAGATAGAGACATGCCCATTGGGGCTTTTTCTATTTCGCTTTTTTCACCCCCTTCGATTCAATTCTAAGTAATCCAACATCTTTTCCCCAATATTCCCGCGCCGCTTTTTTGGTCTCGAAAACAAACATAAAACCAAAACACCCCTTCGGTAGTCTCATTGGCATGGGTTTGGACACTCCCCCGTTTTCTACAATCCGACTTTCCCCACTATGAACCTTCATAGCGATAACTTGGTGTTTCATTTTTCTTCTCCTTTCTCGAAATAGAAAATAATTGGGCTTTCTGTAATTTTTAGTTGTCCAAACCGTAACGCCCTGTTAAATTGTGCGTTTTTCTTTAGCCGTGCAATTTGTAATGTTAATTCTTCACGCCATACTTCCGGCCGCATACCGCGTTTGTGATTATTACATTTAGCACACGATGGCATTAGATTATCGAAATCATTATTATCATCTGGTCTAAGATGGCTTAAAAACTGAGGCCAATAATGATCTACCTGCATTTGTTTTACCGTGATTTCGCGACCACAGTATGCACAATGACCGTTATATTTTTCATGTACTTTTATCCGAGTGCTATTCCTCAACCTCAACCCCCCTGTGATCCTTCAGTGCCGCAATTAACGCCTTCTGCGTCCGTTTTCTCCAGTAGCCACCTTTTGTTTCGTAGATGTTGACTGTTCGGCGGATTGTACCGTTTAGCCATGACCACGATTTGAATATAATTTTCATACCTCTCCTTTCTTGACATTGGGTCAAACGTTCTCAAACGTCCATTTCCCTTTTTCAAGGTACGCTACCGTGAATTTAAACCACGGAAATTTATCAGCCGCAATATTGATTTTTGCCCGTGCGTCATCCCTCATACTTGACCAACTCCCCCGCCTTGCCTTGATCTCAACAAATTCAAAATACCTAGGATGGATTACAAGAAAGTCTGGTAAATAGCTGACAGCATTTCGCTTTTCTTTGACGTTCGGCGACAATATCAACCGGCATGGTTCATAAACATAATCCATAATTTCTTTCAGGTGTTTCCGCATTTCGCAGAATTCATAAAACCGAGCTTCGGTCTTGGTCATTTGTGGTTGTGGTATTATAGGCCGTGGGGTTGTTTTGCCGGATCTCACAGCTTCAACCACCTTTTCCTCTTTGCCCTTTATGAAAGCTGAATATTCGTCTTCTGACCATCTCATATCCCCTCCAGTGCCTTAACTGCTAACTCAACGGTAAACTTGGCATATAGTCCTAAATTATTTTCTTCGCTGTCCCTGATAGCCCGCAGTACGTCTCGCAGGCCTTTTACCCGGCCCTCTGCCACGTCCAGAGCACAAAATGGGCACACCTCATCCTCGATATCCGCAATCCATCGATCACAGTGTTTGCATTGTACGACTTTTGGTTTCTTAGCCTTCTCGGGTTTGCCCAATACAAGGTCAACCGCCTCCCTAACCGCCTTCTCAGGCCAACCGTTTTCGTTTGCCGCTTCCAAGATTTTATGGGCATCCACAATACCGAGTTTTCGAGTCGCCGCATAATGGCTGAATTGCAGTTGACTGTATCTCCGATCATCCGGTATGAACATATTGCCTACCTTACGCCATGTTTGTGCAGTCCCTAATGCTATTGATTCAGGTATCCAGTCAGTCCATTCATAGCCGAGGTTTTCTAATTCCCACCACGCATCGCTAAAAAACCACTGGTACCCCTCTTTGAATTTCCGCAATCCACTGAATAACTGCTCAATCGTTGCGTCATCTAACCGCCTATGGAATCTCAACGCATTGAATTGAAATTCAACATCCGGGATCACCATGATCTCGACATCGGGCCGCTTCTCTACTTCATACTTCGCTACTGTTTCTGTCATATTGCCTCCCACTTCCCGTTGATATATTCCAGCGGGTCTCCTGGATCGCTGATATCAACGATGATCAAATATCCGTCATCAGACATTAGTTTGTCATCGTTTGAAATTTCATCAACTCGGCTTACTGAAAAATCTTCAAAAAATACAAGATACATGATTATACCCCCTTAGATATTTCATCAGCTAAAAACCCGGCCTCCATTTTTTGCCATTCCTCGTTTATCTCCCCCACACATTGTTGGCGCTTTTCAAGTTGACCCAATTTCACCGCCTGCCTGAGTGCTAAACATAGTCGGATCACGTTTAAAAAAAGTATCCCGGCTAATAGTATCGTTATTGTTGTCATGTCGCCTCCTAAAAGGGTATTTCATCCTGAAAGCTCGACCCTACAGCCTCCGCCATATCGTCAATGTTCTTATATTCCCCTTGAGTTGAGCTTTCTTTCTGCCAAGGATCTTCCAAAACATAGCCGCCCTTCGTGATATCTTCGATTTTCATTAGTTTTGGAGGCATAGTATTGGCTGGTGGACCACTCGGCCTGGTAGGAAATACCCTTCGCCAATTATTGCAATGACCGCAAGCTAAAGAATATTCATAAGGAAATGCTTCTGTAATTTTCCAGGCAATGATTCGACCGGCACCTCTACACGCCCGGCAAGATTCCTTTTCCTGATCGGTCGGCAAGAACTGGTCAGGATGATAACGCTTAAATTCTCCGTATAGCTTCTTGATTTCCCCAGGTGTGGGCATAAACTTGTTGGTGTCAATTATCTGATTCACGAGCTGGCTTAATATCGACCTTGGGATACTGCCGATCTGATCGTCCCACATTTCAAGCTGGTCCTGTGTGAGATCCTTCCTGTTGTACCACCGCGTCAGCCTTTTCATTTGCTGCAATAAGTCGGTCGTATATACTTCCATCTCCTATAATCTCCTTTGTTTCATCTTCCCATCGTGCTTGATTGAGCCATGTTAAGGGATTAGGGATAAAGCCATTTTTCCATTTATCACTTTGCTTTTGTTTTTCAATTGCCTTCAATATGGTTTCTAATGGTGGTCTTGAGTTATTTATTTTCTGCCATTTTTCCCATGATGGCTGCTTTCCTATCTTTTCAGGATATGCCTTCCAAAAAGTTTCAAAATCAGACGTATATCTCTTATTCTTTTCTTTCTTTCCCTTCTTATCATTCTTGTTAGTGTACCGTTTGGTGTCCGTTTGGTGTCCGTTTGGTGTACCGCTTGGTGTACCACCTGCTTGATATAGGTTGTAATTTACTATCTCATTTAAGGTAGTTATGTTTGTTTTCTGTTGTACTATTTTTTCCTTTCTCACGAGCGTCTCGAAGAAGCGCCGAATTTTTCCCCTGGACCACCCCCACCGTTTAGCAAGTGCCAATTCAGACCATCCTATTTGTCCCCTTTGAACCTTAACCTCAATGCCTCTTTTTAGGATGTAACCGTCTTTATGGTTAGCCAATAACAACATATCAACCCATGCCTGCCCTCGGGTGAAAGACTCAGCGCACCACATTTGATTATCTAAGAGTCGCCGAGACAATTTAATATACCCTCGCTCCACTAAACCCTCTCAGAATATGCCTCAACGCCCGGTATATTAGTAGCCTCTTTCATTGCCCTGACTATCTGGCCGATCTTCACCTGATCCGGTATCAGAAACTCATTAGGTACCTTGCGCTTATCAATGATTCTGAATTTCCAAACCGTCCGGTAGACCGGGCCCCCTTGCAATTTAGGGGTTGTCTTTGCAACTACTACCGGCGGGACATAGGCAGGGGCCTCTAAGATGGTTTCCGCTTCCTCTTTCTCTCCATTCTGTTCAGCTTCGAGGGCTTCTGCGAGTTGTCGTTCTTCTTCCTCTTTGCGGGCGATTTCACGGAGCTTGGCCTCTTTTTTTTTCCTCATTTCTTCCTGGATGGAGTCGTATTTTTCCATCGCGTATTTGACTGTTTTTCCGGTCTTGGTTAGCGGGACCATGATCTTATCTCTCTGTGCGATGGCTTCCTTATGGGCCTGGTGAGCCTTCGTGATTATTGGTGAGAATGTGTTCTTAACCTGCTTTCTCATGTCCTTAATGGATTTCCATAATACCCCAGCCTTTGCATAGGTGCCGTGGTTGACAATGCTTACCAGATTAGCCTCTTCAATAACGCTCAATGCCCTTGCGTCTACCTCTTGTATTTGATCCATATTTCTCCTTTCTCTTTGTGATTTCAACAACTCCGTATCCGAGTTTTTTACAGACAAGCCCTGTAACCCTCCCACGAAATATGATTTTATCGTCATCGTTCAATAGTAGCTCTTTCCATAGCCTCGTTGTAAGCCGTTGCCGATAGTCTGGATATACCCAGTGTTGTTCGTCTAAAATATCTTCTTTTCTCATAACAAAACCCCTCCTAATGATTCCTAATCCAATTCCAGCAAGCCAAAGCCGCTAAGAATACCTGCCGGTCGTTTCGATCCTTAAATGGTGTTAGTTTATATTTGCCCGTGTCGGTTAGTTGTAGGCCATACCGTTTCAACCGCTTACCCGTTAGGAGCTCATACCCGGCAAGCTGTAGTCCTACAACCGGGCTCATAGCTCCTGTTTTGTAATCAATTACTGATGGGATTTCGTATAACTCCCCTATATTGTCCGGGGTTCCGGCGAAGCGGTATGTGGTGTCACATAGGGGTATCTCAACTTGTTTAGATACAAACCCTGTATCAGCTACAAACAGCCGCCAGGCGTCCAGGTAGGGCCTCAAGGCGGGGTCTACAGTGTCCTCATCCAATACACCTTGACAATGCCACTTGATGATAAGGTGGGCTAAAGATCCGCGCTCACGGGCATATTCGGTGAAAAACCGGCTGTCAATAAATCCCATGTCTTTTAGAATTTGGGTTACAGACGGCCACACTTCGCCATTGACTTTATAGATATGTGTTTCGGAGTCAAAGGTGAGGGTCACAACCCTTCTTCACTTCCTTCGATGATCTCCAGGTCGGTTATCGTGGTGAACTTACCCTTTTTCTTAAATGTGATTTTAACCCTTTGTTCGGCTTTGGCGGCTGAAAGTGCCAAGTCTGCAAAGGTTTCGGAGAAAGTGCCATAAATGATATCGTCTTCTCCCTTCACTCCCCATCTTGTCCACGGCTTACCGTCTTTTTCACCGCTCGATTCCTTAATATCCACAATGAGGGTCTCGATGGTTTCAACAGTATTACCTTTTTCGGCTTTCTTGGCCGGTTGTTTTAATGGAGGCCCTTCCTTTTTCTTACCGTTGACAACACTCTCCCTGACCTCTTGGGACATATCCTCTAAATCCTGGTCGAACACATCAGAGGCACCCGTAGCCGTTAAAGTTAGGTCGATCTGCGCCCGTTTCTTTGCCATCTTTAAGATTGTATTGGCCACATCAGATGGATTCATACGAACTTGTTTTTGCTGGTAGGTTTTCTGGTCATATTTCTTCCACACTTCACGTTTCCGGTCTTCCGGGGTTTCGTCATATTCTTCATTGCAGACAGGTTTCCGCCATTTATATTTTCCCTCACTTGAGGAACATTCTCCGATGCCAACACCGATCAACCGGCCATCATCCATTGATAGACCATGAACCTTGACCCTGTACCGAATTTCATCAGGACTGGACAGGTCTTCGATTTCTTTCGGGTATGCAGCAATGCGAAAAGTTGATAGGATTTTTTCAGATCCAGGCTTGTAAAGTGTAGGCTTGTCCGTTCCGGGAATTGTGCCGTAATGGACACCTTTGACCATTACAGCGGCCATAACCTCTTGAATTAGTTGGACTTGCCCTTTGACCTGGCTTGCTGTCAATGGCATTTGGTACTCAACAATCTCGTTCATAATTTCCCCCTTTCTATTATTAGTTAGCTCCATCACTCCCCTCCCTCTACCGGGTAATTCACATCCAGCTTGTAATTGACATTGGCCACATCGTCCACTCCGTTCTTATCAAGCTCAATGGTTGACACTGAATCCCCGTGGTTGATACTGACCTTGAGCGTTTGCTTGTCTATGGTCTCATAAAACTCAAGATAACTTCCGTCCATACCCATCACTTTAAATCCTTTTAACATTGTATTCCTCCTTTCATTTCCATACTTGCAAAACTTCCTCCCTCACTACGCATCCCTCATATGTAGATCATTATCTTACCCTTTCATTCATCCGGCATAACTGGTTCCCAATCCCGCGCAACTAAAAGCGTTTCGATCACATCCGCACATGCTAAAATCATGTTTTTCTGCCACCCGCGGCAGAGGTTATAATCATCCTGCTCTGCAAAACGTCGCAATGTCATTAATGCGTTCTGCATTTCCCTAACTGTTGGTTGTGTCGCCATGATTTCCCCCTTTCTATTTCCCGTTTAATGCCTTTCCCCTGGCTGCATTTCTGGTTCAGACTGGATATCTCCACTTAAAGTAATATCTGTGGCCCATATATGGATTTCTTTTTCACACTTTCCGCAATCAAAAGAATCTCCAGCTTCGAGGTTATAATAATCATCCACTTGAAACTCTTGCTTACAGTGTGGACACTCTATCATCGGAAAATCTTGCCAGCTCATAGTTTCCCCCTTTCTATTTCCTCTTTGATTTTCTCCCCTTGCGTACATTGTAGGTGGTCATTTACACAGCCTCATTTCACCCTCACGGGCCTTCCTGATTATCGTGATAGCTGATTGCACACGCCGAAAAGCATTGTGTGGTGCAATGTCTAACTTGGCTCCTATTTCTGGATAGGTTAATTTGTCTAATCGCATCATAAGCGCTAACATTCTTTCGTCTGATAGCCTTATGCTGTTTTGGTTGCGTATGACTCTACGTCCTGACATTATCCCCCCCGACGCCAGGCCACATACGCCATCGTAGGCGGTTAATCATTTTCCGCGCTCCTGTTTTAAACCTTTTTCCAACGCTGCAATAATCAGCGGAATCTCCCGCTTAGAATCCCTGATATTGATGGATGACCATTGATAACCGTTGTGAGTGACGGACAAATACAAATAGTCATGGTCTCGCGTGCACTTTGCTTGATATTTCTCATTCATGGTGTCTCCTTATAGACCCGGCCCCCAACCGTTTACCCAGGAAGGCGCCCTGAAAGACGGCCTGGCGACCGGGGGACAGGGTTGTTCATTTGCTTGATGGCCGGGGGTGTTACTCAAAACCTCTCACCGCCTCAGCAATCTTGCCACACATTTCCAGCAACGCTTTTCGCTTACTCTCATTGTTGCACTGCAACCCAATGCCAGGGCCGGTAGCGTACATACGCTCGATATTGCCGTAATTGAAATCATCGTCGCCCTCGCTACCATCAGTGAATATGTCAACCATATTGCCTGTTTTAATAACTGTGAGTTTCATGATTTAAAATTGCCCCCTCTTTGCAAACCCGAAGGCTCCCGATACCGGGGCAGGCGGGGGGCTTGATTTTTGGCCGTCAATGTAGGAGTGAGTCATGAAAAACTGTATGTTGTAGTGTCAATAATTCTATCCTCAATATATTGGGTAAGACAAAAATCTTCCTTTTGTCTTATTGACGTTCGGTCCTCAAATTGGATACGATTAGTCAAACTCGGAACAGCGATAATTGCGTCAAGGCTTAATAAAATGCAGCAGCGAATAACCTCAGACTTATTTTTATCAAGATCGAAAGCGGTACGGCTGACCCAGTCAGCCATTTCCTCTGACAGTTTAAACGTGACCGATGCTTGCTCAGGCATAATGGCTCCTTTACTGGAAAGGGTTAAATCCAAGAATTTTTGCAATGGCCTGTGTGACTCTCTCAGACCTCCGGCGGCCAGAAATAACCATAGTGACGTATTGCGGGCTGACCCCACTCATTCTGGCAATGTCTGACTTGGAGGTTTCGGTAGAATTTAATAGAAATGAAATGATGTGTGACGGCAGGTATCCCTCACGGATAAGGTATTTAAAAGTTGTAATATTTTTATTTGTTGTTACTTTTGTAACCATTATGGTATAAGAAAATGGGTCTAAAGGTTTTGAAAGGGGAAAGCCGTCTCAATTCAAACAGTTAGGCTCTCTCCTGGGGTAGGTGGTGCTACCCTGGGAGAACGGTTAAAATCCAACAGTCCAAAGGACCATAGGGGTGAAAACCATGAAAACATCTGACGATGCAAAACTAATTGCAGCATCAATACTTACTCTGGCTATGTCGGCAAACAGGATCAGCAAGAAGCTGGACAATAGGCCGTCCAACGAAGAAACCTACATGAACGAGATTATTAATCGCTTCGCTCTTGTTCTGGCGAATCAATTAGAGAGACCATGAAGTTGAACATTTCACGAACCTCTTCTTTATATTGGTCTTTGTCTTGTGCGAAAAGAGTTGCGTTTTTGGTCGCCTCTTTCAAAAGCTCAAACCTTTGTTCGGTGGAAATAGTCATTGTTTTCTCCTTTCTGAGCATATAGCTCTGGGAACAATAGTTCGTCCCGGGTTATTATTTTCCATCTAACAATGAGGATTAATCATGGCACATTCAATTCTCTTGGTCGTTGAAAGGCCCGACTTAAGCATCCCCGAAAACGAGATAAAATGGAATGCGTGCAAAGAAAAAATAGCAAAAATCGCCAGGCAATATACAAATCTGAAAGTGTTAGGTGAAAATGTTCTACTGCTGACGCTACAAAACTCACTGACTGCTTTAAAGGAGGCGTTGGACTGCCTACCAGGTATGGATTATAAGTATGCGCTTTTCGATATAGATATCCAGTGGCACGAAGTAACAAAGGATTGTTGATTTTTACATCAGACCCCTGGGGTCCTTTGGGAAAATTGATTCTATCCATGGGTTTCACCTCCTTTCTGGATGTATAGCTCTGCCCTTGTTTGTAAGTGTGCCAAAAGTTGCTCTAATAGCCGGATCGAACCGGGGCCGTCCCTGTATCCCGTGAGGGCCATATTAAGGGAATTGCTATTTATCGGATCATCCGGGGTGGATAAAGCCGCCGCTAAGGTTTTCTGCGAACCCTGGCCATCAAGTCCAAGATCCACCATCAGGTGTTTGATTTGTTTTCGTAAATCGTTGTTTTTCATAGCTCTTTTCTATAGTTTTAGGATGAGATATTTTATGGGGCGAGGGGAGGGTGGCCCTTTGATTGCCAGTACCGAACCAGGGAAACGCCGGATCGGGCTGAGCGTCTTTCCTGTCATTCGGGAAGGTCATCGGAGGCCCCGTTATCCCGATATAACGGGATACCAGACGAACCCAATCAAAAGGAACCTCCCTAAACCCCATCAAACACGGGGTGCGGAGGGGGCGTGGCCTTTAAGGAACCCCCCTCCCAATCCCCACCAACTAATGTTGGGTGAGATAGTACACGATTATAAACGCTCAAGTTCTTGCCAAGGGTCTCCGAATTCGTCAGGAAACAACCATTTCAAACGAGGAATTCCAGTAACTTCCTCAAGGATTTTGGCTAATTTTGACGATGGTTTGCTTTTTCGACTTTTGTTTTTAAAAAGGGTGTCAGGGTGATAACCTATTTGCTTTGATAATGCTGTAATTTTCATGGGAGGGATTATAACGAATATAATTCGTTATGTCAAGAAATAAATTCGGCATGAAGAAAAAGACTCCAAAAGACGTGGAAAGAGGAAAAAGATTTGGTCAGGCCATTGAGGAAAGTGATTATGACAAATCGCAAATTCAAACTGAATTAAAGTATAAAAGTCGTGATGCGATTAACAAGTGGTGTGAAGGCAGATCGATTCCAGGATCCAGACGATTTAGGTTATTCTGCAAGCTGGTAAAAAAGACGGAAACATGGTTTCTTGAAGGTGACAAAGACCAGTCTCCACAAAACAACAAAGAACCCGACTCCCGCTATTGTATTGATCTTAAAATTGAGACATATTTCAAAGAGATTGATGCCTACATCATACTGATAAACGCCGCTATCAGAGACAACAACCCTAAGAAGATATTGGCACATATGAAGGCATGTCTCGACCATGCGGAAGATCAATTTATGAAGAGAGAGAAAGCCGAAAGGGCCAAAAAAGAAAACTCTGAACAAGGTTGTATCGCTGAATTGGTACAGAAAAATAAAATTAACCCGTAAATAACAGGTAACCGACAAAACCCCTTGACTTCCTGGAAATCATGCTGATATAATATCTATAAAGGGGGATAAAGCTATGGCCAATATATCGCCAGATAAGTTAGTTTTAAAGTGTTACGGGCATAAAATAAAAGGCAGTAAGTGGTTTGGATTATGTCTAAATTTCAACATAGCAATAGAAGCTGATACCCAAGAAGAGCTAAAACTAAAAATGAACCATGCCCTGACAAGTTACATAGAAACCGTCCTTGATACGAATGACAAGGCTTCGATTCCCGAATTGTTGACCCGAAGAGCCCCTTTAAAGGACTGGTTGATTTATTACAAAATAAAATTAGCTGTTTTTATTAG